GAGAAGGTGGCCGAAGTGGAAGCGGCACTGGCGCAGCAGCTCAGCGAGCAGCGCAGTCCGACTGTGGCGCAGGGCTTGCCCTGGGCTGCTGCTGCCTGAGGATTCTCTGGCAAGGGGTAGGAAGAGTTCTCTCGACTCGATAAGTTGGTGTAGAGAGAACTCCCCGCCGTGCTCGAAGTCTCAGCTGTGATTGGCGTTGCAGCAGTTGGGGCGCTATGGCGAATTGCCGTGGAGCATGGCGGGATGAAGCGTGGCATGGACTCGATCCTTCACGAGATCCAGATGCTGCGTTCTGAGCTGCAGAAGGACATCAAGCTGCTTGAGGATGACATCCGTGATCACGAGACACGGATACGCAATCTGGAGAGCCCCAAGTAACTTGCCATTTGTCAAGTAGGTCTTAGCGTTGGCGCAGCAATAGCCGCCTTGTGGACCACTTCTCTGACTATGTGGCACTGGCAATTGCCATCCATGGTGTTGCTGTTGTCATCGTCAACATGACACCCACGCCCAAGGATGACGAGGCCCTTGCTACCTACAGCAAGCTTGGCGTCAAGCTGTACCGGGCCATTGAGATCCTGGCCGGCGTCATCACACCCTTGGTCAAGCGCTAAGGATGGAGCCGCTCACCCAGTCGCTTGAGCTTCAGCTGCGCGAGGAAGCGACCAAGCGGATGCTGGCTGAGCTGTATGACGAGGGCAACCTTGATGGCTTGATGGCTGCAGCTGAATTGCTCAATACGCTTTGGCATCAGCAGAGCAGCATTGCTAAATGGTTAGCCCATGAAGCTGCTGCAAATCTTGGCGAAGCGTGGGAAGCATCGCGGCGTTCTTGATCTACAGTTGCCCGGTACAGAACTTTGCGCGGTTCTGGAGAACACGGCTTAGTGGGGGCGTCGTGTGGGATCAAGTCGGTGCGGATGCGTGAGTCGGCCGACACCCCCCTTTTCTAATCACAGCAAGGTGGCCTAAGGGCGGCAGGTTAGATACCAGCCCCCGGAACCACCAGGCATCCAACGTGGATTCCAGTTCTTGCGGCTGTACACCACGCCAGCACCCTTGGTACTTGCTGAATAACCACCAGGGACCAGCAGGGCCTCGCCGTTCGGATCGTTCTGGATCCACGCCACATCGGTGTAGCCGATCACGACGGACCAATGCCCGCCCCCTGTAGGCGCCGTGACAGGGCCCTTGTGCAACCAGCCCACTGCCACAGGGCGGCCCTCATCAATCTCGCGCTCCAGCGCCTTGGGGGTGCCATCTGTGTGGAAGTCAGCCTTGAGCCCTAGGGAGCGCAGCGCAGCGAGCTGAGCCTGGGCGTCGGTGGTGTCCCCGTATTTCGCACGTATGGCGTTGTAAGCGTCGTCATTGGGCACCTTGCCCCAGTACATGCTGAGCATGGCGGCGGAGCTGGAGAAGCATTCCCTGCTTCCCTGTCCGCTCTTGTTATCCAGCTGGCTCTGCCACTTCACGCTCAGCGGGTTGCGCACCACAGCAGCTCCGGTGGCTGGGTGGTGTTCCTTCATCAGGGCGATTAAGCGATCTGCATACGCTGGATTCGTCGCATACCCCTGGCGCTGCAGCTCCCTTGCTGCCACCTCTCTGGTAGAGGAATTGTTCACCCCACGGTGGCCACGCCAGTCTCGATACCACCTGTCCACCAAATACTGGACGCACTCCTGCAGGCTGCGAAAGTCCAGGAACTCATCGGTGACTGTGATCGTCTTGCCGTGAACGACCTCCTGTGTCTTGGCCTGCGTGCCAGGGCCCTTCAGGCCGAAGTAGTTGTTCCGCCCACTCGTGCGCTGACCACTGCTTGACTCCAGGCACCACTGAGCTGCGACCAGCTCCGGGAACTTGGCACCTGCTGCCTTGGCAGCTCGCTCAACGCCATCCCACGTATTGGGTGCATCTGTCGTCTCGGCACGCCACTGGGCTACCCACTCCGCCCCTTCCGTCAGCAGGCAGGGGTCTGCTTCGTTGATATGACGGCCCAGCATCCGAATGGCCTTGAGCTGGTGCTCCAGTCCCTTGTAGTTGTCCCAGAACTGAAGCCAGCGCTCAGGTGTGAACTGGATGTCTTGCAGGGTCATGCCAGCGGTTAGCGCTTGTGGCGCTTCCACGGTCTCTCAACAGTTGCCACCGGGCAACTGCCATGCAACATCTTCCAATTAAATGATGGTGCGTGTCTGATGGTTGGGGTCTGACTCATCCAGCTCGTGGCATTCAGGGCCAAAGCCGGTTGCCAGCAGCTCATCCGTTAACGGCGAATCCGGTTGTGGATCACGGCGGGCGCTTTCACGCTCAGCATCGGCAGCTTCCAAGGATGACAACCAAGACCTAAGGCTGTCGCCACTAGCTGTTTTGGTTGGCCACTTCGCAAATTGCAGGACTTCTTTCCTGCTGCGGCACAGCAATGAACAGCGGCTGTCAGCACAGATGTAGAACCTTCCGTTCCAGTCGCGGCCTGTTTCGATGCGCAGGCTGCCCGCCACAAATACTTCGCGCTTCATAGGAATTGGCAAAAGAAAGGGGGCCGTAGCCCCCGGGGTCCCACTGCGTTTAACCGTTCTGAGACTAGGCCGCAGCTGCTGCAGTTGCCACAGGGGTGGGGCAGGACAGTGCGGGCTGATCTTCCGGCTCCAGGATGATCACGCCATCCTCCAGGATGACTTTCACATAGGTGCCAGGCTTCATGTTGCACTTATCGGTGTAGGCCCGGGACACAGGCACCAGACCCTTAGGGCCAACCTTCAGGCGGAAGGTGGCTTCCTTGCCAAACCCTTCACGACGCTCGTGCAGTACAGGGCCAAGCTCATGGCCATTTGCTGCGGCCAGTGCTTCAAAGAAGCGCGTGCGTTGCAGGCTGGCCTTTCCACCACGCTTGGTGACATAGCCGGCTCCTTCAATCACTTTGTCGCGGTCTTCTCCTTGAGTCTTGTTCAGGTACTCAAGCAAGGCTTCACCTTTCAGTGCAGGCATTGGTGACAGTGTTGAACAGTGTCAACAATAGCTCAATAGAAGGACAGTCCACCACCCGCGTTCTTGTAGCTGAACTGCAATGCCCCACCAATGCCAGCTGTAATGGCGTTGCCGATCACGCTGTAGGAGCTTGGGCTCTTCATTGCAGTAGGTCCGTAATACTCCGGTGCCAAACCAGCCACCGGCTCCAGCACGTCCTGATACGGCTGCTCGCGGTACTGGATGCTGGCTTCGTTCAGGGCCTGATCGGTCTGCAGCTGCAGGCTTTGCGTCTCCCTGCCGTACTGGTTCTGTGCCAGGGCAAAGCTTGGGATGGTCAATTCCTTCAGCTGGTCTTGAGCCAGCAGCTGATCCGTCACCATCCGTGTGTTGGTGTACTTCATCCGCTCACCCCGATCCTGAGCCTGCAGGGCGATCTGCCCGTACTTGGTGGCGACCTCGTTGTTGATGGTGCTGTTCATCAACGACATCTTCATGTCACGGCTCTTGGCCTTCAGGTCCAGCTCACCCCATGTCCGACCCAGGGCCTGTGCTGCATCAATGGCCAGGCGCTGGGACGTTGCCCCACCACCCTGTCTGGTAACAGCTGCTGCCCTCGTCTCGCTGTCCTTTGCCAGTGCTGCGATTTGGCTGAGCTGCCAGCCAAGCTTGTCCCTCTGCTCCTCAATCACAAACGTGTCCAGGATGTCCTGCACGTTGGTATTGGTCTCCTGCCTCAGCAGGTTCGATTCCAGAGCAAGGTTGTTGACATCGACGAGGTACTGCCTGACCTGCTCACCCGCCTCCGCTGAGAGCTTGTCCTGGGTGTAGTTGTAGTTGATGTCAACTTCCTTAGCCCGCAGGTTCTCCTCGACCACAAAGCGGTCATAGAGCGCACCTGTATTGATCTGCAGGTTGCGCTGCGCAGCGTCGATCAGCTTTGCGTTCCAGTCCGCCCGGTCTACTGAGGCCTGCTTCTCATAGGCACGCAGCTGCTCAACCCTGGCCTGATCCCACATCCACTGGGTTTTGGCAACAGAGTTCTCAAGCTCGTATTCCTTGACAGCCCTGGCGTACTGACGCTTGGCAACCTCTTCGTTAATCCTGTTCTGTTCGGCAATGGCAGACGATTGGGCCTGCGAGTTGAGCAGGCTGGAGCCGATCCCAAATAGACCGCCAATAAGAGCACCCCAGACCATCACCCAACCCCCTTTGCACGATCACTGTAGCTACCTTCCCATGACGCACCAGACAGCTTTAGCGGCAGCCAGGTTTCACTCTCAACGCTAATTGTGCAGTCGGTGTTCTTGCTGTGAACAGGCACGCGAAACACGCCTGTATCAAGAACAGTCGTTGCCGTATCAAGCGTGTTGTTGCCCACGTCAATAGTCCGTGCCCAGTATTCGTGCTGGCTATTGATGCTCCTGTTCTTCCTGCGAACGATCACGTCGTACCGGCCGCTGTTGAAGTGGTGGATTGTCCACGTCGCCACCTGCAGCCGGCCATCCAGGCCCCCAATGATGCGACTCCTGGACTGGTCCTTCTGCGGCACGAAGGCCTGAGTGAACTCGTACTCAAACTTGTAGCGGGCCCCAATGGCCAGCTTGTCCGTCCTCCAGTCCCCCTTGACGCCACACACGATCTGGTTGCCGCTTGTGGCCGTGCCAACTACCAGCGCCCTGTTGCGGTTGTTGTCGTACCGGATCACAACATCCGTCGTGGACTGGATCTGATACGGCAGGGTGAATGTCGTGGTGTTCGTCACCGCGTTGTAGGCGGCAGTGATGTCATCTGCTGTGCCGACGTTCCCGTTGCACTCCGGGTACAGCAGCAGCCTGTCCAGGTAGACAGCAGGGCTGCTCACCGAATCCAGCTCCTCTGCCTCCAGTGAGGCCAGGTACGTTCCGTCTGGGTAGGTCATCACAAGCCACAGCTTGTTGTCGTAGAACCTGACCCACCTCACATCGCCGTCAAACGTCCAGGTGCTCCAGCTGGACTGCTGCTTGGCAACCACGCCCGTGGCGACTTGCCATAGGTATTTGTACACAAACAGCTGCTTGCGGTCCTCGGGGGAGGAGCACACGAAGTAGTCCAGGTTCTCGCCCACATCCCAGAACGTGGCCAGCTGCTTGATGTACTTGGGTGTGTTTGACGTGATGTTGAGGCTGCCACCCAGGTTCAGACCCAGGCGCTTCTGCTGCGTGTCAAAGAACTGGTATTCCCGGAAGCCGGTGTACCCGTACTCATCCGTGGCAAACACCACGTTCGGGCCTGCGATACGAGGCCGCACGTTCGAGTTCATCTCGATGTTGCTCAGTCGCAGGCAGATCGCTGTCCGTGGGGTAAGCACGTCCGCGTCAGCCGGTCTGACCTGGAACTGGCTCTTCTGGCTGAACACCAGCAGGGTCTCGTCAATCGGCAGCATCCACGTCAGGTCGATGCTTGTTTCAGAGACAGCCCTCAGGTCGATGGGGTCAGTCTCCAGGACCTGGGCAGCGGTGTCGTTGAAGAAGTTGAAGATGTCATCCACCTCGCTCAGGACCACCGACTCCCCGCCGATCACCGCATAGCGGCTGCGGAACAGGTTGTGATCGCGGATCTTCTTCCCGATGAACGTTGGCGTTGGCACCGTCGTCTCGTCGCCAGCAGCCCTGTCGCCCCACTTGGGGAACGTGTAGCTGTAGGTCACACCGCTAACGGTTTGGCTGCGTGTCGCCCCGTCCGCTGGGCCCACAAAGAACACACCAGATGCAGCCCTGTAAATGACCAGGGGCATGGTCTGCTCGTCAATCGAATACTTGATGCCAGGTGCCACGCACTCCTGCCATCCGCCTGAGCCGTAGGTGGCGTTGGCATCTCGTGGCGTGAACTTCACCCAGATGTCATCGTCGGTGGTGCCAGGGTCAGACTCGACCTTGACGATGAAGTCCCGCTTGCCGGTCAAAGGCAGCTGGCTGAAGCTGGTCACGCTGCCCTTGATCACCGTGCCCAGTGAGTTGGCGCGGCTGTCATCCAGCTGGATGGTGAAGTCGGCGTTGTTGCTTCGCCTCACGTACACGACACTGCCGCTTCTGGTTGCGGTAAAGCCACTGACGTTGTTGATGCGGTTCGTCAGCTCCTCTGCTGTCTTGTCCGTGCTGATCAGGTTGTTGGTGTCTGTGGCCTTTGGTGTCGTGTAGACCGGCAGCGCTGTCCCATCCAGCGTCACCGTATAAGTGATCTCATAGTTCACACCCTGGATGAAGATCAGCGCTTCATAGGGCTGGCTGGCAGAGGTCGCGGCCTTCATCGCCGTCACCTTCTCCCGGTTCAACAGCAGGCCAAACGGTCCGTTGTTGATGAAGACATAGCTCTTGAGCAGGTCAGCTGCGTTGTACAGGTAGCTGCTGCTGGTCCCCTCCACCTCCTTCACGCTGCCGGTGGTCACTGCGCTCAGGCCTGTGCCATGCACGTCCACGCTGCACGTCGTGCTGTTCAGCAGGATCTGCAGCCGTGACTTGCCAGCGGTGTTGTACAGGAACAGGTTGTACCGCTCGCCAGCGGTCACTGGCATCGTCTCCAGAAAGAAGTCCGTTACCGCACTGGCTGCAATGCGTCCCACAAATTGAGTAGGGCGGCGCTTGCCCAGGCCATCCACTGGAGAACTCCAGCCGTTGACCTGCTTGGTCCCTTGTCCCACCTGCCGCAAGTGCTGCGGCTGCTGGCTGATCCCCTGGGTCAGGGTGTCAATGTTCCCCTGGATAAGGGCAACCGGGGGTTGCTTCACCCGGTTCAGGCGGGACTTGGCACGCATTGCTCAAACTCCAATACGGAAACGGGTTCCCTCTGCTGGGATGTAACCAATGCCTTGGCCAATCCCTCGGTCGTTACCCCACAGCATGTTGTTGTTCAACTGCTGCTCCTCACTCCTGATCAGCATCGTTCTTGCATACTCCTCGTCTTGCGCGGTGTATACGTAGATCGCATTGCTGTTCAGGTATCGGTCACTGAAGATCCGACCAGCCCTGATCACCACATACTGCTGAGCCTGATGTGGCACCTCGTCCCAGTCCAGCTGACTGACCAGCTGGTCCACGATCAGCGAGCTGACCATGCTCGCTCCAAATGCAAACGTCCGCTGGCGGCGGTCATACACCTTCCCACCCCTGGCCACGTATTGCATGTCCGGGTAGTGGTTCGGGCTGAAGATGGCCGACAGCGTGTTGCTGGGTAGCGGGTACTGGTTCAGGTTGTCCTTGCTGAGCGGAACGTTGTAGTCGGTGTTCCACGACCAGCCCTCGCTCTGAACATCACGGCTCACCTCGTGCAGCGTGCGCCGCGCAAGGGTTGAGTCCGTGATCTCATTCACGTACAGGTCGCTGAGTTGATCTACCGGTGCTTCACCGATGATGCTCAGCAATGTGTTGACGGCTTCTAGCTCGGTCATTTGGCAGCAGCCTTGGTGGTCTTAGCAGGTGCAGGGGCGCCAGCTCCTTGTTCCACAACCACAGCGCTGATGCAACCATCCTTGTCGGACAGCTCAGCCAGGGGCTGCAGAGAATCAGCTTGAAGGCCTTGATCAGCGGTCCAGTCTTGAGCAAGGGGAACGCCGTTGATTTCGATAGCCATGAAAAAGAGGGGCATCTCTGCCCCTCAGTCTGCCGCGAACTTGGATTAACTCCAAATCACAGGCTGTTGTAGACCTCGACGCAGGCTTCAGGACGCAGAGGAGCTGCGCCGTATGCCATCTTTGCGACCATCAATGTGGATTGGTACATGACATTGTAGTCATTACCAGTCATTTGCATCGACAGATCACGCAGCTTCACCACACCCACAGCGCTGCGCTGGAAGGCGAGCATCTTGGTCTGAGTCATGTTGACCGAAGACAACACGGTGTCAGTGCCATTGAAGGTGTAGCCCTGCTCCCCGGTGGGGGCAGTGACGTTGCCTTGCTTGATGTGGTTGGAGCTGTAGATGTCGAAGCCAGCCAGCTTGGCGATCTGACCGTTCGAGTACGAACCGTTAGAACCTTGCTGGTTGAAGTCGAAGTTGACCGCCCGAGAAGATTGAATCAGGGTGTAATAAACCTCAGGGCTGCACACCAGGGTGCGCCCGTCAGCAGGGACATCCTTCTCGTCAAGGGCTTGGGCAGCAGCGAACACTGCAGCCACGTAGTCGTCGGCCACAGGGGTGGCCTTGTTGATGTTGACCCGGGTGCCGGTCCGGTAGGGATCGTCAGGGGTCAGACCTGCAGGCAGGTTGGCGGTCAGGTCACCAGTAGAAGTGCGAGCGCCAAGAGTGATGACACGCGCAATGCGCTTGTCATATGCACGACCGAGGGCCAACCCCAATTCCTTGGAGTAAATGTTCCTCATGTCGAAGTGGTTTTTAGCCTCGTCAAGGTCGTACAAACTGGCGTCTGCAACGAGCAGATCGTCAACTTTCACCACCACTTCGTTCTGGGCCATGTTGCCCTGGCCTTCGATCATTTTGCCGGGCGTGTGATAGCGCCCGATAAATCGACCGGTCACAGGGAACTGTGCCGACTTGCCGTT